TGATGCTTTTGGAGACAATAAAAAGTTTGAAGAGCTGTACGAAAAATATGAAAACTCTAGATCGCTCAAATTCAAGAAAAAGATTCCCGCTAGAAAGTTAGCAGAAATTTTTGCACGAGAACGACTTGAGACGGGACGCATCTATAGTATGAACATAGACACCGCAAATGAGCATGGGTCTTGGGATATTCCTGTCCATATGTCTAATCTTTGTCAAGAAATTATACACCCAACTGTCCCCATCAATTCCATAGATGACCCAGAGGGGGAAATCGGTATCTGCATTCTTTCGGCTCTAAATCTCTTAGAAATGAATAGCGAAGAAGACATTGAACAAGCCTGTAGGATAGCAGTAAGAAGCCTAGAGTCTGTGATTGATTATCAATCCTATCCTGTGGCTGCCGCTGAAAACTTTACTAAAAACCGTAGATCGTTAGGTATTGGAATTACCAATCTGGCTGGATTTTTAGCGAAGCATAAGTTGCAATACAAGGATAAGAAATGCCTCAAACTAGTTCATGAGACCATGGAAAAAATTCAATGGCATCTACTGAACGCGTCTTGTGTACTTGCTGAAAAAGAAGGGTCGTGTACAAAGTTTTCTGATACAAAGTATGCTAAAAAACTACTGCCCATCGATTGGTACAAAAGGTCTGTAGATGATTTAATCAAGCCTAAATATAATATGGACTGGGAAGAGTTGAGAGAGAGGATAGCCAAATACGGACTAAGACATTCGACTCTCTCAGCAATCATGCCCTGTGAGTCCTCCAGCGTCATCCAGAACAGCACTAACGGTATCGAGCCGGTGCGAAGTCTTCTATCTTATAAAAAAGCTAAGAACGGCGTTCTGAAGCAGCTTGTGCCAAATTATCATAGACGTAAAAACTATTATACTCTGGCTTGGGATATGAAAGATAACAAGGCAATAATGAACATAGCTGCCGTTATTCAAAAGTTTGTAGATATGAGTATGAGTACAAATCTATATTATAACTATTCACACTACGAAGATGGCAATATTCCTCTGAGCGAATTGATCAAGGATCAGATATATGGCTATAAGTACGGATTGAAGAACTTTTATTATGCCAATACGCCAGACGGCGATGGCGATACAGAGAAGGATCTTAATTGTGATTCTGGAGCGTGTGCTATATGAAAACTATTTTTAATACTACTAATGTTGATCCCATGAGCCAGCCTCTGTTTCTGGGTAAAGATCTGGGCGTCCAGCGATACGATATTATAAAGTATCCTATATTTAAGGATCTAGATAACAAACAGATGATGAACTTCTGGAGACCCGAGGAGATCGAGCTAAAGAAGGATCGTGGTGACTTCAAAGAGATGTCTGACAACGAGAGATTCATTTTTACTAGTAATCTCAAATACCAAACAATGCTGGATAGCGTTATCTGTCGTGGTGTCCCAACACTACTGAAGTATGTTACTAATACAGAACTAGAAGCATGTATGATGACGTGGCAGTTCTTTGAAAAAATTCACAGTCAATCTTATTCATACATTATACAGAACGTCTACGCAGATAGTAAAGAGGTTTTTGGCGGTATTTATGAAGATAAAGAGATAATGAAGCGTGCAAAAAGTGCAATTACAGACTACAATAATCTGATGGGCATGGTTTGCGAAACTGGAAAACCTGCCGCCCTAAAGAAGCAGATCTACATGACAGTAATTAGCATCAATATCCTTGAAGCGATTAGATTTTATGTCAGCTTTATTTGTTCTTTTGCGTTTGCAGAAAATAAAACAATGGCCGGAAACGCAGACATTATTAAACTTATAAAGCGTGACGAAGCTCTACACTTAGCGAGCACACAAGAGATACTCAAGATCTTACACAGAGAAGAGAGTGAGGGGTTTACAAAAGTTGCAGAACAATGTAGAGAAGACGCTGTTGAAATGTTCGAGAACGCTGCCGAGGAAGAAAAGGCGTGGGCATCGTATCTATTTAAGGATGGTTCAATCATTGGTTTGAACGAAAAGGTATTACATAGATACATTGACTGGTTGTGTATGTCTCGTAGAAAAACAATTGGACTACCGTATGAGAAGGTTGGCAAGAATCCGATTGCCGGATGGACCGAACCTTGGATGAGAAGCGAGGCGGTACAGGTGGCTCCGCAGGAACATGAGATAACGAGTTATAAAATTGGAGCAAGTAAAAACGACTTGGCCGATATGGACTTTGGGGACATGGAATTGTAATAGACAAAATGAAAAAAAGGATTCAAGGAACATGGGAATTCGTGAAGAGCTTAGCGAACATTATGGCGACGATCTTTTGTTTGCCGATAATTATGACTCTGCTATTATTGGGGTGGCTATTGGATTTGACAGTGAGAGAGTTATTTATGATGTTCAGAAAATGATAGAGGCTGGCGTAAAGGATGGGATGAGTTATGATGAATCTCAGGAATGGCTTGAGTATAATACATTCGGAGCCTACGTCGGAGAAAATACTCCAATCTATATGGAGAGGTGTGTAGATGACAATTAAATCTGTTGGTGTAATTGGACAAGGGTTTGTTGGACGGGCTCTAAAAAAAGAATTCTCGCAATACTATGCAGTAAACACATACGATAAGTTTTTAGGTGATGTTTGTACACATGGTTCAATAGTAAACCTTTGTGAAGCGTCGGACGTCGTGTTTGTTTGTGTGCCGACACCAATGAAAAAAGATGGTTCCTGTGACATTTCGATAGTAGAGCAGGTTTGTTCTGAAACGGTTGCGGCTGGAGACAACCATTTTATTGTTATAAAATCGACAGTTACACCGGGAACTACAGACTACCTAAACGACAAGCTTGGAACAAATAAGATTGTATTTAATCCTGAATTTTTAACCGAGAGGTTTGCTTCTAGCGATTTTAAAAATACCAACAGAGTAATACTAGGAGGAGACATACTGGCTACCACGGCCTTAAAGCAGTTTTACTCACACGTGTTTCCAAATGTAAAGGTAATAAAAACAGAACCAACGGTTGCTGAATATGTCAAGTATCTATCTAACTGCTTCTTGACAGTAAAGGTTTCGGTTGCTAATGAGTTTGCCAAACTTTGTGAAGCTCATGGGGTCGACTATGACAAGGTTACGGAATATGCTAACTTTGACCCTCGCCTAGGAGATACTCATTGGGTTGTTCCGGGGCCAGACGGTAAGATGGGCTTTGGGGGCAGTTGTTTCCCCAAGGATTTAAACTCGATTATAGCTCTTGCAAATAAATTGGGAACACCGTGTCACACTATGAGTGGGGCTTGGGAAACCAATCTAGAAGTTAGACCTGAAAGAGACTGGGAAAAATTAAAAGGAAGGGCTGTAGTAGAATGAGAAGAATAGTAGTAATATCGGGGTATTTTAATCCTATACACACGGGCCATTTGGACTATATGGAAGGAGCGGCTAAACTGGGAAATGAGTTAATTGTTATTATTAATAATGATGAACAGGTAAAGCTCAAGGGTTCTAAGCCTTTTATGAGCGAGGAAGACAGAGCCAGAATTGTTACTGCACTAACATGTGTTAGTCGTTGTGTTATCTCTAAAGATAAGGACGGAACCGTAGTAGAAACCCTAAAAGAGCTCCATCTCCACTATGCAGTAGACTATTTCTTTGATAGCATGGTATTTGCTAACGGTGGAGACAGAACCGCTACAAACTCCCCAGAAGAGAAGTACTGTCAATGGCAAAACATAAAAACCGAATACAATGTTGGAGGAATAAAAACCCAGTCATCGAGCGGCCTTATTGAGAAGGTTGCGACAATTCAAAAGGAATGGTGATATAGCAGATGTCGGAACCCAACAAATAGGAGAGACAACAGTACTATGGCACATTTAAATAAAAACCATTTAAAGAGACCGATTAAGTGTGTATATAGTATTAAACTAGGTGACTTTTTTGATAGGAATTCTTAGTGGTAGATAGCGTATTTTCCCCAGACAATGGTCGCATATTCTGGGCATGTCAAGCCGTTTTATTTAAAGAGCGTCAAACCACTCAGACGGGTGGAGCCGATGCTCCTGAAAGCGGAACCCTTTTGCATGGGGTTCAGTCCGTAGGAGTAGACTCTAGTTTTTCAAGAACACCTTATACTGATTTTGGTCGTTTCCAGAAGGAGTATGGTAGCTATGGAAAACAGGTATTTACAATAACCATAGACAGAGTTATAGACGGAGCAACACTGACAGAAGGTCGTGGCAAACCCTTCTATTATCCGGCCGGAACAGATTCTCCCCTCCTATATGAGCAGTCCCATATACTGAAATCTACCAACATTGGTTCCGATGGTTTTTCTGGCTCCTTGAGAAACTACGATATCACATTGCTTTATGGTGCAGATTCTGTCCCAAATATGGGAGACGACCCTAATAACGTCGTGTCGCAGAGCACCTACCGTTGCTGTCTTCTATCAGAAATAAGTTACTCCATCTCCATTTCCGGACCAGTAACTGAAACTATTAGTTTTACTACTGGAGTAGTAACACACAACGACAATACCACTCTTGCTGACTACACTGCACTTAATGATTATCCAGAGGGCGAGGGAGTGGACACCATACAGGTCATACAGGGGAAACATATAGATACAGTCAATTCTGTTTTTCCTCTTGAGGTTGAGAGAATGTTTAATATGGGTCAAACCAAAAATGGTGTTCCCATCTTAGGGTTGCAGAGCATTGAGCTCACAGCATCCTTAGACTATTCTGACCTATTTGACTACGGGGAATTTGGAGGAACGCGTGGAACGACTGACGCTACAAACTACTCCAAGCAGAACACAATGAAGCAAGTAGCACTTCCTGTTCCCGTCACGGCCTCCTTTACGGGTGTCGTCAGAGACCAGTATTATGGTGACACGGCATACCAGTTTAGGCTAAATGACCAGACGCTTGATAGCACGATTACCCCCGATCCGAATAGCTTGAATATGTATAAATGGGAGCGTGAAATAGCCATACTTTCAAAAACAAACGACGTTTCCGGAACCCCGTTGTATATGCAGTGGCTACTAGGGAAAAAGAATTACCTAACAGACATTAGCTATACGGGGGGAGACACGGGAGGGGGAAACGTGGAGGCGACTCTTTCGTATCAAAACGAACATAGCGATTTTATACCATATAAATCGGGCACACTATTTGTGAATCCCACGCCCCTTGAAATCTACTAAGGTAACTATGACAAAAAAGAGAAGAACACAAAGACAACCCGCTCGATCTATCCGTAAAAAACTAAAGCCAAAAACAGACAATCAAGCCGAGTATATAAGGGGAATGCTTGAGTCGGATATTACGTTCTGCTCCGGACCCGCCGGAACTGGAAAAACAGCGGTTGCTGTCGGAGTGGGATGTGAATATATTCTAGAAAATAAGATATCAAAGATAGTTATCACAAGACCCGTTGTTGAGTCTGGAAGAGGATTAGGCTTTTTACCCGGAACGCTGACAGAAAAAGTTCAGCCATATCTAGTACCAATAATGGAAGAGATGAAACTATATTTAGGACTAACAACATATAAAACTATGAGAGAGAACAACATGATAGAAGTGTGTCCTCTTGAGTATATGCGTGGAAGAAATTTTCATGACACATTCATGATACTAGACGAAGCACAAAACGCTACATTTGAGCAAATTAAAATGTTTTTAACTAGAATCGGAATAGGGTCTAAGGCTATTATCAATGGAGACTTGGACCAAACAGATCTACGAGGAGGCGAGTACGGTGGCCTCCATACCTGTATGTCCAAGCTAGACGATTTGGCCGGAGTTTCTATTTGTGAATTAGATGATTCCGATATAGTTAGAAATGGTATCATATCAAGTATTTTGAAAAGACTTAAATAAAAAAGTGCATTCTTCGTAAAGATTGCCTATAATAAAGAAATTGACCGAAAGGAAAAATATGCCCCTTTATGACTTTGAATGCGAACCGTGTGCCTACTACACGGAGATTCGCCAGAAGATGAATGACCCCTCGCTACTAAAGTGTCCCATTTGCGAACAGGAAACTCTTCAAAAGGTTTTCATCAACGCTCCTCATACTTTTGTAAGGGGAGAAGCCAAGACTATTGGGCAGCTAGCAGAGCACAATTATAAAAATATGGGATTTTATGAAAAGCAAGATAGAAAAATAAAAGACCAGCTAGAAAATAGCGAAGTAAAAAATAAACGAGAAAGACACCAAAAAATTATTTCAATGACTCCGGAACAACAGACGAAGTGGATTCGAGAGGGTGACTGATGAGCAACAAAACCCCAGAAGAGGGAAATATCAACTTTGATCAGATGGAAAACTCAACGCCCAATCTTCCCTTTGGTCCAAAAATAGTTGGCCAGAACCACGATTGTGACGAGATGCCTAGAAGCACGAAGCCTCACATAGCGATTGTTACAATGAAGATAGACATCAGAGCGGTGAACCCTGACGGAACAATGGATCTCCATGTAATGGGGGAGAGGGCACTTAAAAAATACAGAATCTCAACAAAGGCACAGTTCGTAGTCAAGGGGACATCAGAAGCGGAATGTGTAAAAAAAATTAAAAACAGCTTGGGGAGAATTCACAATGACTAGAGGAGAAAACGAAGACGTTTCTGGTTTAAGTTTACCAGACCCGCTAAAGATCAGTGTTATTTTTTATAACAAAGCGGGCGAAGAAGCAGAAGAAGCTCAGGCGGTTGCCAAAGAAGTGTCAACATGTCTGAGTTACGAAAATTTTTCTATACAGCAATTCATCTTATATGGGCGTGGCGAAATATTGGATCCGCACGGAGTTGATATTCGCTGCAACAGAAGTTTATATAAATACAAAAAGGTTGCCAAGGACGCCTTTGAGAGCTATATCAAATATCTAAAGTCCAAAAACGCAATGCATTTCACTAGAGCTAGACGACTTATTATGGAGTAAAAAATGAAAAAGGGACCACTTTCAAATAAAGAAAAAAAACACATAACCAAACACCGCTCGCGGGAAATCGGTGAAATCGCAACAGAAATGGATCGCTCAGAATCCATAGTGCAAAAATTTGTTGCCACCTTAGAAGAGCCAAAAGAAGGGGCTAGCAGTCTTTTTGCAAGAAATGAAGAATACGGGGTCACCGTTATGACGGAGTCGGCGTCCATGGCTTCTGACGCAAAGAGGGCTGACAATAAAGATAAAGAACCGCAGACACCAGCTAGGTATCATCAGTTCATTCATAAAATTAAAGATAAAAAATGATTTGTACATCTATAGATGGCTACATGAAAAAACTATGTCATGAAGAGCTAATGATAAGCTGGAAGATAACGCTTACTGACGGCACTCCCGTATATGGTGACTACGAAAGACCTGAACTTGATAACCCTTGGAATAGATTAAGAGACCACTGTTCCCTCAATGATGTTCTGCCCGCAAAGGTTGAGCTGTATATGTTTGGAACGCAGAGTCGTGTGTTTTTTGAAGACCCCGACGGTTTGGATGGAATCTCTATTTTGCGAGGCATTGGAAAAGAACAGACTATGGATGGTTCACATTCTCAGTCTTTTCAAACTTTAACCGTGTCATTGTTGAGGGGTTCGTGTGATTATATTGATGTAGGAAAGTACACTTGGCCGATAAATAGTTTTGAGCAAAGGGAGTCCATTAGAGGGCTATCCTTGTTAAATTTGCAGAACATGATTTTTAAAAATGACTCAGAAAAACTCAGACATCCGAGCGTACAAAAGTATCTCGACATCGCAACCGTGTAACGCCGCACAATACATAGCAGAGCTTGTGTGTATACGTCGTAGCGAAAGAGAGAACAGCGGTAGCCTCGAATATAAATTTTGGAACAATTCTAAAAATGAACAGTACCAAACGCAGGTTAGGTCGGCGTCAAAACTAATTAAAAAGTATGGCGACAAGACGGTGCTTCATTATCTAAATAGTCGTGACGGAAGAAATGTTTATTCGTTAGGGTTTTTACACAAGTCTAAGAAGTTTGTATTATTGCTAGACTTTGTTGAAGAAGGGGTCAAAAAATCTAAAAAAATATTAGACGAAAAAGATAAGAAAAAGAAGACTATAATCGACCTTCCTAAAGGCGAGTATAAGTCGAGAAAACAGAAACCTAAAAATAGCTTAATGTCAAAACTGAGGAAACTAGATGGTAACAAAGATAAAGACTCCTGAGTATCTGAAAAAGATCGTCAAGGATTACGGAGAAATAATTCGCAGCGGCACCGCAGTTCTAGAAGAGAAAAAGAACTACAAGACTATATCGGTTAGTCCTGCGATAGACATAGCACTGGGAGGTGGTATCAGAGAGGGTAGCTGGCTAACATTGACAGGCGACCCTAAATCCGGAAAAACTACCACAGCCATGCAGATCGCTGCAAACTGCCAAAAAGAAGGTAGACCTATTATCTATCTGGACGCAGAAGGTAGATTAAAAGACATGAACTTTGAGGTCAGGGATCTAGATCCCGCTAAAATGACTATCGTTGCACCTGAAGACAAGCCAATTCCGGCAGAAGATTTTCTTGATGTTGCTTATAAAATGATGAGTCATCCAGATAACTATGGGGCAGTTTTAATAATTGATTCTATATCCTCTCTCATGCCTAAGAAAGAGTTGGATGGTGACTTTAGTCCCACTAGAGCTGGGCTTCCAAAAATCTTGTCAATATTCACAAAGAAGATAGGACAACTTTTGCCGCGTCAGCACGGTTTGATTATTGCTATAACGCACTACATTGCTAATACAGGCGGCTTTGGCAAGGCGAAGATGTCTGATGGAGGCAATAAAATTCAGTATCAAGCTGATACAAGAATGGAAATAGCTGGGGGCGGAGAAAAGGTCTCGGCAGTATCTCCTTGGACAAATACTAACGGAGATAGAGTAGGTCAAGTTGTTAACTGGAGAATTGTTTGCTCCTCTATGGGTCCACCGGGAGGTCAAGTCCAAAGCTATATTAGATACGGGCACGGTATTGACAAAACACAAGAGATATTAATGCTTGCTTGTGATCTAGGGCTGATTGATAAGTCCGGTGCTTGGTTTGCCTGTTCGTTCATGGGAGAGTGTAAGGAGCTAGCTAAGGAGATTAAACCAGAACTCAACGTGGATGATGAAGAAGCTTTAATCAAGGCGTTTAAATTTCAGGGACAAGATAATCTATTCAAGTTTTTGTCAGTACAACCAAAACTGATTGCATTTCTTGAGTCTGCAATCAAGGAAATGTTATGAAAATAACAGGTTTAGACGGAAGAGAATACAACTGGAATCCGTCTGGCAAAGAGTCTTCTTCAACAAAAACATCAAATCTTCATAAAAAAGCGAAAAAATTACTTGACATTCTCCTTCCGTATGATAGAATATTGGAAGAGGTGTCGCTCGTCGGTACAAACAATGGTATTCGTCGAGGAACACTTCGTGCAGATTTTTTTATACCCAACCGAGACCTACTTGTCGAGGTTCATGGTGAGCAACATTTTAAATTTAATAAGTTCTTTTTTGGGAATAAGCTGGCCTTCTTTAAGGCACAGGCTAGAGACCGCGACAAAAAAGAATGGTGTAGAATAAACGACATTAAGATTGTAGAATTTAACTACGATGAATCAGAAGAGGACTGGAGAGATAAAATATGACAACATTTATCGATCACGATAAAGAGCTGATATTTATACACATCCCCAAAACGGCGGGCATATCCGTTACTGAGTGTTTGGTGGGATTAGAAAACGAGACCGTAGAATATGCTGCCGGTGGACACGCCACGACAATAGATGTACGTAGAAAAATTGGTGACGAAACCTACGAAAAATATTTTAGTTTTTCTGTCATAAGAGAGCCTTACGATTGGCTGGTGTCTTTGTTTGAGTATAGATATCAAGCGATCAGTACCATCTTGTCGACTATGGGCCAAAATCATTACCACCCCTTTGAATGTTTTATTGACAATTTTCACTCTAGTGAACGACTACAAGGTTACTGGATCTCCAGAAACGACGATATTGATGTGCACACGCTCGTACAATTTGAGACTCTTGATAGCGGTATCAATGCTATAAAGAAAACATTTGGCATTTCTAGCCCATTAAAAAGTCTCAATATCAGAAACAAAAACAACATTGAAAACCACTATGCAAACAAACAAATTACAGAAAAGGCGACAAAGCTTTTAGAGACAGACCTACGCCTCTATGCGGAGACATCAAGATGACTGGCGAAGAAAAACTGAATGAATTTTTACAAGCGGTAGACGATTGGATTGAGTGTAAAAATATTATACCGACCAGAGGTCCAATTAAAAAGTTGAAGAGCGAAGAGTATCGTGGCAACATCTCTAGGCTTTTAAACTTTACTGCCGATGAGCTTAAAATGTTGACAGGAGAAGAATGCTTGTGTTATGCTTACGAGCTACAGGCTTATAGTGAATATCTAGAGTCCGTTAAGGCAAAAGAAATTATTGTTTTAGAATGGGCAGATTCCAGTCTTTGGTATATAATATCTACAGTGATGAATCAATACGGAACACAGTACACCAAATGGCAGGAAAAATACTATTCAGCCATAAGAGAGAATCCGCTCGCCAGTGAAATACTAAAAGTAAAAAACCACGCGGAAGCCAGAGTGAAGATGTTGAGCGGCAAAGCGGACAGGATGCAAAACATGGCCCAGACACTTAACAGTTTATCTAGAAGGAGATAACATGACCGAGTTTGACGCTGAAAAAATTGTAGATGACCTCTCAGAGGAACAAAGACAGAAGCTCATAGAAAAGCTGACGAGGGAACCAGAGAAAAAAAAGGAAGAACCTTTTTCTGCCGTAAACCATAGTTCTCGCGTGGCAGGAAATGGTCCCATTACCACGGAGATCCAAAAGATAAAGCAGGAAGGGCGGGTAACGGGCGTTCCGGTAAACGAGATGCCTAGGTTTAACAGGTTTACAGACGACGGAGCAGAGCATAAGGACAACCAACACGAGACTCCTGATCGTGACCTAACAGAAAGAACTCGTGAACCTTTTAAATCAATCAAACAAATCTGCACTCGATGCAGCAAAACTATTGAAACGCATCCGCAGTTCCATAGAGAATTTTATATTTGTGACCCATGCCTAAAAAGATAACAAAAAAACTTGAAGATTTGGCGGCAGAAAGAGCCGTTTTGTCAGCTCTCTGCCAGTACGGTTTAGATGCCTATCTAGAAATAGACTTTATTAGTTCGCAGTCTTTTACAGACCCCACGAACCAATTGATATTCGATTGCATCTATTCCTCCATCACGGAAAATACGCAGGTAGAGTTGTCGTCAATCCTGTCTGCGGCCAACGATTTAGGCGTTTACGATCAGATAAATACTAAGGAAGAAATTGGGTTTATCCGGTCGCTATTTAACTTCCCTATTCATAAAGAAAATGTTGGAGTACACGCCGCTAAGATAGCCAAGCTAAAACTTGCTAGAGAACTCAAGAGAACCCTAAAGGCTTGTGAAAACGATCTTAGCTCCATCACTGGCGACGAAGACATCATGGATATCGTTGCTAAGATTGAGGAACCCTTACTTGAAGCTACAGGAGATATATATCAGTCGTCCAAAAAGAAAACAGAAGTTCTTGGTGACGGTGTGCAGGAGCATGTGCAGTATCTTTCAGAAAACGTTTCTGATTTTGCTGGCATTCCTAGTGGCTTCAGTAGATTTGATGAAGCTATTGGAGGAGGCTTGCGGAGGAAGTGTGTTGACCTTGTAGCAGCACGTCCAAAGGTGGGCAAGTCTATGTTTGGTGACGAAGTAGCTTTACACGTTGCGGGTGAATTGGATATCCCCGTGCTAATGTTAGATACGGAGATGTCTAAAGAAGATCATTACAACCGTATCTTGGCTAATTTGTCTGGAGTAGAGATCAATAGAATCGCAACTGGTAGATTTTCGGAAAAAGAGATAGAAAAAGAAAAGGTGTTTACTGCTGCCGAAAAACTAGAAAAAATTCCGTACCACTATATAAGTATTGCTGGAGAATCGTTTGAGAATATTCTGAGCCAAATGAGAAAATGGATATATCAACATGTTGGTTTTGACGAAAACGGTCAGACAAAAGATTGTCTAATAGTTTATGATTACCTGAAGCTCATGGGATCAGAGAGCATTAGTTCCGCAATGCAGGAATACCAAGTTCTAGGTTTTCAAATCACTAAACTGCATAACTTTATGGTCAAGTACGATGTGCCGTGTCTATCTTTTGTGCAGTTAAACCGAGACGGTATTACCAGAGAATCCACAGACGTTGTTTCTGGATCAGATAGGCTTATTTGGTTGTGTACTAGCTTCTCGATTTTTAAGATGAAGTCTGATGAAGAGGTGGCCACGGATGGTATTGACAACGGAAACAGAAAACTTGTGCCAATAGTAGCAAGGCATGGAGCCGGTTTGGATGATGGTGATTACGTGTGCATGAAGATGCATGGAAATTTTGGACGAATAGAAGAGGGCGAGACCAGAAACGAAATTCATGGAAACGAGAGAAACAAAAAAGAGGGATTTGAAACAGATGAAAATATTGACGAAGAATCAGATATCAGCAATCTGTAATGAAATGTTTCCCAAGCTGCCATCATTGATGGCTTACTTTGGAATAGATTACGTGGAATACCCCAACAGACTTGCTTTTCCGTGTCCTGTTCACGGTGGAGACAATCCAGAGGGTTGCTGTATATTCACTGATGGTATGACTCAAAAGGGAAATTGGTCTTGTTGGACACATCACTGCGAGGAAGAATTCGCCAACAATTTGTTTGGTTTTGTGCGAGGATGTTTGTCTCAAAACAGAAACAAAAGTATCTCGATGAATGAAGCCGCCTCCTTCTGTTCAAACTTTCTGGAAAAAGATATCGAAGAGCTGAATTTAGATGTGGATTATAAAAATAACTTTAAAGTTATCGACATCTTTAGCCGAAAAGTAGAAAGACTAGAGCCACTAATAACCAGAGATGAAGTTAGATTAAAAATAAAAATACCAGCAGAGTACTATATTGGCAGAGGATATATACCAGAAACCCTAGATTTGTTCGATGTTGGAGAATGTTCTGTAAAAAATCAACCAATGTCGGGAAGAGTGGTTGTCCCAATCTACGATGAAGGCTATAATTATATAGGATGTGTGGGCAGAGCCACGGATGAAAAGACGCAACCGAAGTGGCTGCATAGCAAAGGTTTTAAAAAGTCAGTACTGTACGGCCTACATCTAGCAAAAGACGAAATATTGAAAACACAGACAGCTATTTTGGTTGAGGGTCAGGGAGACGTTTGGCGAATGCATGAAGCAGGTTTTGAAAATACTGTTGGCATTTTTGGGTCTAGTATCAATGATGACCAACTTATATTACTTGAGTCTAGCGGTGCCCTTAATTTAATTATCCTCACCGATTCAGACGAGGCTGGTAATAAAGCGTTTTCGCAAATTGTAAAAAAGTGCGGACGAAGATTTAACTACTGTCGTCCTTCAATTTCTCAGAAAGATGTTGGAGACATGTCTATAGAACAAATTAAAGAAGAACTATATCCTCAATTAAAAGGAACGACGCATGCAGAGTAGAATTTTATCTTT